CAATACTATGCCCATAGATCTATTCTATTCTCTAAATACTGCTCTGTCAATGTCGAAGGCCTGACCCGAAACATAGGTTGTTGGGCTAAAAGTAATGGTAACAATTGCATAGGCAGCGCCTGTAATAGAGCTTACTGGGAATGAGTTTCCAATATATGCCCAACGATCCGTGTGTGTTATAGACACAGTCTTAGTTCTAGCAGCTGTTGTGATAACAGTGTTAGAGGCACCTGATGAATCTTTAGAGTTTGTAGTTTTGTTTCCGGTAAGATTATCTTGGTATACAACAATTACATTGTCATTAAGATCATAGTAATCTACAACTAAAGAATAGCTACCCAGTGAATTTGAGTTTACTGGTCGTACAGCTACTGAGGCATAATAACCTGCGTCTGGATTTAAATAGACTTTTCCAGTCTTGATACTAAATGGCTTAGCGCTACTTGATCCCGCTGTAGTAACTCGGCAGTATCCTTGACCGTGAGTTACATTATCTGCTAGTAAAGTTCCACCAGCAATCTTTCTGGCAAGAGTAGAGTTAACAGCAACCCAACCATATAAATCGTTTTCAAAAGAAGAGGACGAGATCTTGGCGTTAGGTAGGTCAGTATATACATCTGATGGTCTACCAATAGCAATTCCCCAGTTAGCACCTACTGGCATGTAATTGCCTAGGGTTGCATTTAGACGGGTAAATTTAGCAAGGTAGTTAGAGAAGTAACTACTCTTTCCTCCGCCAACGCTTTGAACTTTAGCAGCCCAAATTGTTTTACCTGAAGTCAATGGGTTGGTAATAGCAAAGGTAGTACCTAGAGTTGTATCAAGGTATTGGTTTACTATTCGACCATATTCCCCATGGACACCGTCAATATGAAAATACGTTGAGGTAGAGCCTACAGGGTTTGCCACAGAAATTGTAAATGGAACAGTTGTTTGACCAGCTGTTAGCTGAACAACAGTGTGGATTCTCTTCCAATCACCAGACTCAGCAAGAGTAATTGGAAATGTATTTGTACCAATAGTGTAGGTGGTATATGCTCTGCGAACATATGCTGAAATAATAAAGTCTTCTCCACCAACAGCTGCCGAAGGAAGGTACGCAGTTCCAGATAAAGAACCAGTAGAAGAGTATGTAAGCTTACCAAAGTAAGTTCCATATTTAGGCCCAAGTCCACCATCTGAAGTTATACGGGTAAGTGTTCCGCTACCTGCACTCCAATCTGTTGTATTAAGTTCAAACCCAGAGTTGCTTACATAGTTATAGACTTCTTTAAACTCCCACTTACAATCTGAAGGGGCATAATACTTTTGTGTTAATGGGTTGGTGATAGTTGCACCACCATCACCTGAGAAGAATGGGTCAACAATAGAAGACTCTTCAAGAAATCCACCATCTAACCAATAACTATCTCCAGCAACATTATCTGTAAAATAAAAACTTACTTTAACTAAAGGATTGCCTGCGTCTTGAGAATGCGGTGGAGTAATACCTGTAGCGTAAACTTGAGTAGATGTTGTAGTAGAAAGGGTAAATGGGTCCCCATCTACAAAGTACTGTGTTGTTGGATAGTATTGACCGTCAGCATCTGAAAAAATTGAAGATTGTAGTTGAGTAGAAGATTGGTTAGAAAATTCAATTCTTACCTTTGCAGTTCTAGCCGCAGAACCCAAAATATAAGCACTAGCAATAATCTGTTGACCTGGCTCTACAGCCATCCAATCAGAGATATACGCAGCCGTACCAGTAGCTGTAGAGGTTAACTTTCCTGATTTAGTACCGTGAATAATGGCAGCAGTAGTTACGCTATCTTGAGTAAGTGTTCCGTTTAAAGGAGTCCAAGAAGATAGGCCATACTCCATCTCAGGATTGTATAGGTAATTTTCTTTTTCACCCTCAACATTTATATAAATCTTACGAGCATCTTCATACATAAGGCTGTGCAATGATTCAGCAAATTGAAGCATGTCAAAATACACCAGGTTAGCTGTTGCAGAAGATGGGGTAATCGTAAGAGTTACTTTAGCAAATACAGCGGTTAGTGGTGAAAGCTTTCCATTTCTACCAGAGTCTGAAGCTGTAGTAAATTCAGAAAAAGCGGTTGTAGTTGTTACTGTAGTGCCAGCTGGTGTAGTTCCAAGAGAGTTACCAAACTGATCATACCAAGTAATTGTTGCAGAAATAGATGTTGCTACGGCTGTGTGACGTACCCAACCGCTAAAAATATACCTTGTGCTTCCTTTAACAGGAATGCTGTTATTTTTTATATCCAACCCAGAAGCTGGCAAAGACATAGTTAAAGCAGAGGTACTGCTAGTAGAAACTTTTCCTAAACCAACGCTTCTTGCAGGATAGCTAGCGTCAACAAATGGAGCCGGTGCAGAGATGCTTTCAGAAGCATATGTTGATTTAGCAAGCGTACCTGCAGAAATACCCCAGCGCCCTATAGACTCTTCAAAAGAAGAATCGTTATAATCAAGCATCATATTATGGCCTAAAGAATAACTAGCACCCCAGTGAGTTAATGCCGTAGTGTATATGGTTAAACCAGCTGAAGTTCCTTTATAGGAATTAATAACGTTTCCTGTTGAAGCAAGAGAACGATTATATGTGTCTCCTAAAGCAGCTTCATAACTAAAACCTAAACTACTACCCTTATAGTCTAATAAAGCACTTGGTGTATAAATTGGGTTCCAAGAGTTTGCTAATATACTTCCTTCTACTCGCATATAGTCATACATAAATGAAAATACACCAAGAATTGTTACTAAACTATTATCTTCATTATATGATAAATCTTCACCCACACTGTTTACTGGGTTAAGCCAAGCTCTAGGCAACCAGTTAGTTATCTTTACTAGTGAGTCTTTATCAGAAATAAGAAACGTATATGAGCTTCCGCAAAATTTCCAACCTGAACCATTAAACAACCAAATAGAATAAGATACCTCTAAGTCTTGATTGTCTGAAACAGTGTCAGTATAAGAAGTGCTAATAGAGCTGTACGCACCGCCAGTAAGAATAGTTCCTTTAGTTGGATCATCTAGAGTACCTGTATAGCTTCTTATTAAAGCCCAATGTGTTGGACCAGGATCTGAAGGGTCAGGAACTATAGGGTCCCAATAAAGTTTAATGGTCTGATAATCACTAGATACTGCAATAAGATTACTTTGATAGTAAACGCTTACTACAGAGTTAGTTCCATAGCGAACTCCAGAACCATATCGTTTAGTGCCGTACTTTGCCATTTATTAGATACCGCCACTAACTGTAGTTACTAAACTAGAAGCAAGAAGATATGGAATTTCATTTGCTGCAAGAGTCAAGCTACCTACGGATCCAGAAGCATCTCTAGAAAGTTGTGTGATTGTAGCGGATATAACACCTTCAACAGATTGAATAGTAGAAGTTACTTTAGAAAGATTAATTACATCTCCAAAAACATTGTTATCGTAGTAAAACAACCCGCCTTCACCAAGCATTGCTTGATAAATAGCCAGTTTAATATCTGAGTTTTTATACGCTGGATCAGCTACTACAGTAGATGAAATATAAATAGGCACATATGTTGGAGGTAAAACTGTAAGTGAGGTACCTGCCAAAATTTTATCTGCCATGTATGTTTGAACTGCTGAGGAAAGGTTAGTCCAAGCTGATGTTGGGGTTAAAGAAATTGCTAATCCGCCTGAAGTATAAGTGCTTGTTACAGTACTAGCTACAGTAAAAGATGAAGTTGTTGGAACAGCCGTAATGACCGCACCTTGTAAGTTGTAAGCTACTGGAGTTACGCCAGAAATATTAACTGTATTACCAATAGCAAATCCATGATCTACGTCAGTAGCAAAAGTCACTGCAGTACCGGTTGTTGAGGTACCAATAATGTTAGCTTGTGGATAACCAGTAGCTGCTAAACCATCATTCATAGGTTGAATATACAAATTAACATTTGTATAAACGCTTGAAGATGCGTTAGCTTTTCCAACACCCTCTGTTAGATTTGCTAGATATCCATAATCTGCAAGAGTTACAGCTCTACGACGAGTAATAACAGCAGCTTTAATTTTATTTTTAATATTAGTTGCTGAGTCTGCATCAGCACCTCCAGTAGCTGGAGCGCTGTTAGAAACTGTAAAGTAAGTAGTTACTTGAGGATCTAAGTTTCCAGGGAAAAAAGTAAGTTCTGTAATAGATAGAGATTTAATGTTTCCTGCAGCTCCGGTACTAATCTTGTATGAAGCACTAACAAGTTGTCCACTAGGAGGAATAGCTCCGTTTACGTTGTCACCAAAAACAATACTAACTGTTCCATCCTCATTAGGCGCTACAGTAAATACTCGATCTCCAGGACCAGCTTCTAGTAAGTTATCTTTATAGCTCCAGCTACCAAAGGCAACGCCTTGACCTACATAAACCGTAATAGAATTGTTTACAACTCCGGTTTCAGCAATATAAAATGTTTGGTTAGCAGAACCATCAGATGAACCAAGGTTAGCTGGAAGAGCTAAATTATATGTACTATCAATTAAGTCTGGTTTATCTGTGTTTACTGTTTTTCCTTCTTGACAAGGAAGGGTAATCTGTGCCCCAGGAGCTACAGCAGTT